CCGCCGACCGAGGCCGAGCTGAAGCTGCTGGACGCGGCCCGGGTGGTGATGCTGGAGCGGGAGGCGCTTGAGGCGACCCCCGACCGATCGGTCAATGGCAGCCTCGACCACCTCGACCCGTCAACCCCCTAGTCCCACCCCCTCGCCATACGCCAGGAGCGCCGCCCAGCAGCTCGCGGCCCTGGCCCGGCGGTACCCAGAGGCGTACTCGCGGTACGTGTTCGGGCTGGCCCCGCGGCCGCACCACCTGAGCTGGTGGGGGTTGCTGCTGGGGCTGATGCGGGAGAGCAGCGTTGCGCCCGCCGGGGTGAGGGGGGCAGCACCTCCTCCCTCTGGTCTCGACCCTCTGGCGCTGCGCGAGCGCGCAGACGCTGGTGAGAGCGAACCGCCGCCGGCGGGCGCGCCCCGATTGTATATCGTCGCCCCGCCGGGGCACGCCAAGTCGACCCTGTGCAGCCAGGTGTTCCCGACGTGGTACCTGGGCCACGCGCCGGATCAGAGCATCCTGATGCTCACCAGCTCCTCGATCATGGCCCACACCTACCACGACGTGGTGACCACCGTGCTTGCGGAGAGCCCGCGCTACCGGGCCGCGTTCCCCGAGGACGCTTGCCGGCCGGACTTCAAGCGCGGCTGGTCGAACGACGGGCTCTATCTACAAGGCACGCCGGCGCTCCAGAAAGAGCCCGCGTTCCGCATCGCCGGCTGGGGGGCCTCGGTGCTGGGGGCCAGGGCCCACGGCATCATCCTCGATGACGCGCTGACCCAGGAGGAGAGCGAGAGCGCGCTGGTCACCCAGCGGGCCTGGGATCACTTGCAGATGACGATCGAGAACCGCTTGCACCCCGGCGGCTGGCTGCTGGGCGTGGGCACCCGCTGGACGGCCGACGACCTGATCGGCCGGGCCCGGCGCGCCGGGTGGCCGGTGTACCGCTTCCCGGCGCTGGGGCCCTACCCGTGGGGCAAGGCGCAGCCCGGCGACGCCGAGCAGAACCGGGCCTTGTGGCCCCTGCGCTTCGACGTGGCCTACCTCGAACGGGAGCGCCGGCGGATCGGCGGGGCAAGGTTCGCCACCGTCTGGCAGGGCGTGCCCACCGGGGTCGGGGCCGGCGTGTTCCGCAACGGTGAGTGGTTCCGCCCCCTGCCCCGGGAGTACGCCGTGCTGGCCCGCCGGCACACCACCCTGATGTACGTCGACACGGCCTGGTCGGAGCGCAAGACGGCCGACTACACCGCGAGCTGCACGGTGGGCTACGACCCCGAGGACGCCCAGAGGAGGCTGTACTTCACCGGCTGGTGGCGGCACCGGGTGAACGAGGACGGGCTGGCCCAGGCGCTGGCCGACCACATCGTCGCCATGCGCCCGGGGCTGGTGGGCATCGAGGTGCCCGCCTTCAAGCAGGAGGCGACGGGGCAGCTCGTCCAGGCGATCAACCAGTTGCTGATCGGCCGCCACGCCTGCGCCGTGGTCGCCGTGCCCGTGTCGACCGACAAGGTGGTCAGGGCCCGGCCCCACGCGGCGAAAGCGGAGGCGGGCCTCGCCTTCTACGACCGGGCCCACCCCCTGTGGCCCATAGTCGAGGCCGAGCTACTCGGGTTCCCCGGGGCCGCCCACGACGACCTGGTGGACGCCGGCAGCGGGGCCGTCACCATGGCCCTGTTCGGCCCCGACGTCCTGCTGCGCGGCCAGAGCCCTGCCGGCACGCAAGGACGCCCGATTCGCTTCGGCTGACGCATCCCACTCGTCTAGCAGCATCACCAGCAACTGGGCCGCCTGGGCCTGTGCGGTGCGCCGGTCGCGCTTCGCCGCTTCCAGCAGGGTGCGGTACTCCTTGTCGCTCAGCTCGATCAAGATTCGGGGCACGGTCACTCCTTCTCGGATGGATAGCAATGGATATCCACGGTGTTCCCCCAGACGTTCCCCAGCACGGCGTCCTGCGTCCCCGAGACGTTCCCCCGGGGAACACCCCTTCCCTATAGGGGAAGTGTTCCCCCGGGGAACCTCGTCAGGGGACGCACTAGGGGCACTCGGGGCACCGATCGGGGCACATGGTAAGTCCGGTTATCATGCGCTACGGCGGGTGGGGGAAGGGCAGCACGGCGCGATAAAAACCCCGGCGGGGGCGCTCTGCGGTGCCGTCCGCCACCAGCGAGGCCAGCAGGTCGAAGGCGTACTCGGGCGACTTGCCCAGCAGGGCGGCGACGTCCCGGGCGCGCATCTGGTCGGGGTGGCTGGCCCGCAAGAGGACGAGGGCGTCGTGGGCCCGGGCGTTGTCCCGGGTGATGCGGATCCGCTGCCGGCGCACCTGGACGCCGGCGTCGCGCAGCGTATCCCGCAGCGCCGCCATCTCCTTTTCGAGCTGCGCCAGGTGCGCCTCGACCCGCCGCCCGAACCCCAGCCACTCCTCGTTATCCACCCCAGCCCCCTCTAGTCCACCCCCTCGCCATACGCTTTTCTGGCAGCGGGTGCCACGCCGGTTTTCCCCGACCGCAGGGCACTCAGGGCCTCGACGCAGCGCCCGGCGAACTCGGCCGCCGTGCTGAGCGCCAAGCGGGTGTCGCCGGCGCGCCCGGTGCGCGGCTGGTCGGGGTGCGCGGCGAGGAACCGGCGCAGCTCCTCCAGCAGCTCGGCCCGCAGCTCGCCGGCCCGGTCGATCAGCAGCTCGAGCCGAATATCAGGGTCAGTCACGGATGTTCCTCCCCCGGATCCACGGCACCGCTTCCGGCAAGGGTCGGCTGCCCTCCTGCTGCTGCTCCTGTTGCCGCGCCCGGGTATCGGTCTTCTCCTTGCGGAGCAGCTCCTCGCGCCAGCCGGTGAGCGCCCCCAGCACCTCCTCGATCGCGCCGTCGCCCACCACCCACGCCCGCCCGGGTGCGGTGCGCTGCTGGAGGTGCACCAGCGCGTCGATCGCCACGTCGAGGTAGCCCACCCCCAGCCCCCGGTCGTACCCCAGCTCCCGGTCGGTGGCGGTGTTCACGGTCGACCCCGGAACCCTGTCTCGCTCGCTCGTCCCGCTCATCGCTGTCGCTTCCTTTCCCTCAGCGCGGTGACCGATCGGTCAATACACTGGAAGTTGCGCCAGTGGATCGCCACGGGGTGGCCGCAGCGGGGGCACGCCCACCGCTCCCGCTGCGCCTGCGCCCGCAGGAGGTGCACTTCGAGCGCGGTGGTCATGATGGCGCTCTGCCGCGCCGTGCAGCAGGGCCGGTCGCAGCACCCCTGCTGCGCCGCCAGGGAGAGCCGCGCCCAGGCCAGCCGGCGGTCGCCGCAGTGGCACTCGACCACCCCCGGCGGGATCGGCTGGTTCCAGCCCCCGACCCGCTGCCCTGCACGCATCCCCACCCCCTCGCCATACGCTTTTCTGGTTGCGGGACGAACACGGTGGCATTGTACGAAGCTACCGTCATTCGGGCCAGTCGTGCGCCTCCCACCACCAGGCGACGAGACACCCGCCTAGGGTGACGACGGTACCCCAGATGAGCCAGATGGCGGCGATGCTGCCGTCCGGGGCGGCGCGGGTGGTGGCGTAGGCAGTGCCGGCGGTCAGCATGATGGCCGCGTTCGCCAGGTGCGCGCGGGCGGCGGTCTTGCTCATTCCGGCAACGAGACGATCTGGTCGACCACGGCCCGGTCGGCCTTGCCGTAGCTCAGCAGATGGCCGGCGAGCCTGAGCAGGGCCCCCCGGCGGGCGACCAGGAGGGCCTCGGCCTGCTCGACCGCCGCCACCATCGCGCCCCCCACGGTCGACTGGCCCAGGAACCGTCGACCGGACAGGATGATCGGGCGGATCTTCTCCCGGGCCTGCCAGGCGTCGCCCCCGACCCCCTCGTCGTCCTCGTCGCGCAGGGGGGCCAGCTCCCCGGGGGACGTCCAGCTCGCCCCGTCGAGGCACCACTGGTCGCCGTAGACCACGCTGTGCCCGGCGATCCCGGCCATGTCGTGCAGCACGGCGGCGACCGGATCGGGCCCCCGGCGTGCCGACACCCGGTACTGCACGTAGCCCAGCGTGCCCCCGCCGTGGGCCTGGGGGATTTCGTGCAAGTGGGCGACGACCACCTCGCACACGTCGAGCCCGACCGTGAGCCCCAGCACGGCGTGCCCGGCTTCGTGGGCCGCGGTGTACTCCCGCAGCAGGCGGTCGCCGTCCGCGCGCCGGCCGGCGAGGTAGAGGCGGGCGACGGGGTGCGCCGGCGCGAGCTGCTCCCACTCGCCCCGCCCGAACCCGCTCTGGATGTGGCGGCGCACGGCCTCATGCACCACCGCGCGCCTCCTGGGGCCCCAGGATCGTGTCCAGGGCCCGCAGCATCCGGTCGATCCGCCAGAGGCGGGTTTCGAGGTAGGGGCGGGGGTTGCGGGCCAGCGCGTCGACGCACTTGGCGCGCTCCAGCCGCCACAGGGTGCGATCCAGCTCGCACCAGGTGGCGTCGGGCAGCGTGTGGGCCAGGGGCCCCGGGGTCGGGTGCGGGTCAGGCATCAGCGGTTCTTCCAGGCATCGTACTCAGCCTCGGCGGCCGCCTCGGCCGCCTCCAGCTCCTCGGCCTCGATCACGGAGAGGCGGTCGAAGAACACCGCCTGGCTCACGGCCGCGTCCGTCCCGGTGGCCCAGGTGTCGCCCGAGCGGACGTGGTAGCCGAGTGCCGTCCAGCGGGCGATGAAGGCGCGGAGCTGATCCTCCACGTCCGCCGGCGCGACCGGGCCGTAGGACGCCTGGTCGACGTTGACCGGCCGGCCATCGGCGCTGTACAGGATTTCGAGGGTGGTGCAGCGGAAGCGGGTCATCGGCGGGGCTCCTCTCGGCGGGTGATGTATCTATTCTATCACATCAGTAGCTACCACCGCAAGGGCTGACCGATCGGTCACTCGTTCAGCTTGGTCGACCGCCGGCGGGGGTTCGCCTTGCGCTGGTGCGCGGCCCGGGCCCGCCCGGCGTACCCGGTGCAGACGTCCAGAAACGCCGCCGACAGGATCAGCTCCCACTCCTCGTCGTCCAGCGCGCAGCCCTGCGAGCAGAAGGTGAGGGGGCCCCGCCGGGTCACCCGGGGGGAGAGGGTCAGCCCCAGCGCGATCGTCTCGGGGAGCCCGGGGGGCACGATCTCCGAGACGTGCAACCCGAGGTTCACCTCGACCCAGCCCCGGGCGTCGCCGTCGCGCCCGGCGGCCAGGCAGCGGGGGCAGTCCATGCCGTGGGTCAGGTGCACCGGCGCGTCCCGCATCGGCAGGACGAAGGGGGCACCGGGTACCCCCGATCCCCCCTCGTCCACCCCTTGGGACACCCCCTCGTCATACGCTTTTCGGCGGGCCGGGTGGGGTTCCTCGAAACCGAACCCGGCCCCCTTGGGGTGCGTCACCGGGATTTCTCTTTTAGCGCCTTGAGGGTGGCATGTTCTCCGTGTTCTTCGAGTACTTCCCACAGCACGTCGTCGTCGTCGCGCAGCATCATGGGTTCGGGGATGCGGCACCCCGAGTAGGCGAGGAGCCGGCGTACGTCACGGTCAGCGATGTTGGTCGTGACGTGCTGGCTGCCCCCATCGAAGAACATCCGACCGTCTGCGCCGAATGCCTTGCTGCTCGACTGCCACCGGCTCGACAGTTCGTGGAACGTGTCGTACGACGCAAGCTGGTATTCCTTCCACCGTCGACGGCTCATCGTGGTTTCTTTCCGGGGCCCCCGTTAGGGGGCCACCTTGTTCAGTTCGCGGTGCAGGTTCTCGCTCGCCAGGCAGAGCGGATCAGCCTCGGGGCTCACGCGCGCGGGCTCGATCATCTCAGCCGTGATCGCCGCCAGCAGCTCGGTCATGCCGTCGAACAGCGCCTTGCGGGCGATCGGGTTGCCCAGGTGCAGGCGATGCTTCTTTACGTCGTCGGCCAGCTCGAACAGCACCTCGACGCTGGTCTGCTGCGGGGGCAGCACGCCCAGCCCGTTCGTGCTGGGCACCTGAGCGGGAGCCGCCTGGGCGATCGGCGCGCCAGCAGCCGTGGCCGGGGAACCGCCCACCTGGCGGGTGTGGTTGACGACGTGCACCACCTTGCCGTTGCCGCTGGCCTGGGTCGCCGTGCCCGCGCGGGCGCGGGAGGTGCCCTGCCGGCGCTGGGCCCCGGCGGCCTTGAGGGCCGCGTCGACGTACCCCTTGAGCCAGACCCCGGTGAAGCGCCCGGTGGGGTTCTTC